CTATTATGCTTTTCGTCCTGGGGAAGCTCCTGCCACTTCTGATAAAGGGATGATGGCTGATGCTAATCTAGCTTATCGTAATGTTGGCCTTATCCGTAATGTTATAGATTTGATGGCTGATTTTGCATGTCAGGGTATACGTCTAGTCCATCCTAATAAAAAGATTGAAAAGTTTTATCAGAACTGGTTTAAGCGAGTTCAAGGTAAAGATCGTTCTGAACGATTTCTAAATCATTTGTACAGAACTGGCACAGTAGTAATACGCAAGCAAACTGCTAAGATCAAGGTTAAGGGTAAGAATTCTATCCATAAGGCTGTTGCCAAGCCCGATACAGAGATTACAACGCCCGTAGTCTATAAGAATGAAATCCCTTGGAGATATAATTTTCTTAATCCTGTCTTTGTAGATGTAGTCGGCGGTCCTTTAGCGTCCTTTACAAATACTCCCGCCTATGGTATTAAGCTACCATTGTCTATTGCTAAGCTAATTAAGAGTCCAAAGACTGAGGCCGAGAAAAAACTAGTAAGTGAGTTGCCTCCAGAAGTTATTGCTGCCGCCAAGACCAATAGGATAGTTCCGCTAGAACAAGAGAAAACCAGTGTATTCTCTTATAAGAAGGATGACTGGCAATCCTGGGCAACACCTATGATACACGCTATTATGGATGATGTGATGATGCTTGAGAAGTTAAGATTGGCTGACGCTGCTGCTCTTGACGGTGCGATCTCTAAGATTCGTATATTCAAACTTGGTAACTTAGAAGCTAAGCTTATGCCTACTAGAGTAGCATCTTCTCGCTTGGCTGAAATCCTTGAAAGCTCTACTGGCGGTGGTACTATTGATATTATCTGGGGTCCAGATATTGAGCTTATTGAGAGCGATACGGACGTTCATAAGTTCCTGGGGGAAGAAAAGTATAAGCCTCATCTTAATTCAATCTATGCTGGCTTAGGTATTCCACCTACCCTAACAGGAACGTTTGGTGCTGCCGGTACTACAAACAACCTTATATCCTTGAAAACCCTTATGGGTAGACTAGAATATGGTCGTGGTGTGTTATCATGCTTCTGGGAACAGGAAATTGTTGCAGTACAAAAGGCAATGGGGTTTAGGTTTCCGGCCAAGATCGAATTTAGAATGCCTAGTTTGGGTGATGATGCTAGCGAAAAAGCTATGCTTATCCAGCTTTCAGACCGAAACTTAATGAGTGATGAAATGGTACAACACCTATGTGACGCTGATCCAGAGCTTGAACGTATTCGTATTAACCGCGAAAATAGAGAACGTGCTGCTGGTTCTTATGTTCCCAAGGCTGGTCCTTACCATGATCCTCAGTTTGGTTCTGCTCTTAAGAAGATCGCCCTGCAATCTGGTGTACTTACTCCTAGTGAAGTAGGCTTAAGGAAAGATGCTAAGACACGTGATCTAATGACATATCCTGCTGAAGACGGGCAAAAACCAGCCCTGTTAATGAAACAGCCAGTTGGTCCAGGAGGTGGCACTACGCCTACCAAGAAAAAAGGACAACCACAACAAGGTCGTCCCAAGAATTCTAATGATAAAGTTAAAAGAAAAGAGAAGAAATTTGTTCCTAAGACTAAGGCTGCTATAGAGTTATGGGCACATCAAGCTCAAGTTGTTATTGCTGAACTAGTAAACCCTGGTTTGCTGCAACATTTCGACAAGAAAAACATGAGAAGTTTAACCCAGGACGAGTCTTTAAAGGCAGAGAATACTAAGTTTGCAGCCCTCTGTCACTTGGAACCTTTTAGTGAACTTGACAAACAAACTATCGCTGAGGCTTGTGCTAAGGGCGGTATACCCCAAAATTTATATTCTACTTATTGTATATGGGTAGAGGGTATAGGAGAAGAATTAGATAAGAATCTTACGCTTGATGAACTAAAATTTGTTCAAGCAAGTATATATGCAGAATATAAGGAGACTGAAGATGTCGAAGATAGTATGTGAATTTGATACAGCCGATAAAAAGCTTGCTGTAACACAAGATGGCAAGAAGATGAAAGACGTAAGCGAGGTCTGTTTCTATAGTTATGGTGATAATGCAAGCGTAGAAATACGTAGCACTAAGTATAATGAAGACGAACAGACTGTTACTGTGACTAAGATTATGGCTAGTGATGACGGTGATATTGTTGAAGAAACTGTTAAGACCGAAGCTGTTGAAAGAGCTGAAAATCTTGCTTCTGCTTTAGGTTTTAGCGTAAAATCTTAAACATGGTGTATAATTATTGAGACAACTCATGCAAAAAATACCTATATATCAATCTGAAATATCTGTCGCTGGTTTAGCTGATAAGATTCAGGCACAGTCATCTGTTGCCTTTATAAATCCGCTTGAACCCGCCACGGAAGATATACAGGAAGCCATTGTGAAAAGCATTGCAAGTTTAGGGGAAACTAACCCGATAGCCGCAAGAGCTTCTCAAAATGACTCAGACCTGTATTATACTAAATCTATCTTAGTTAGTACTTGCTGGAATAAGAACACAGACGTATTTGATCCAAAACAAACTTGGGCAGCACGTCACACTCCATCTCATAAGCCTACCAATCTTGAACATGATGAGACTAAATTAGTTGGACACATGGTAGATTGCTATGCTATTGATGCTGACGGGTCACTTATTGCAGATAATACAACTACGGATAATCTTCCCGACAAATTCCATTTAGTCACTGGTGCAGTGATTTATAAGAATTGGGAAAGTGAAGAGTTGATGGATCGGACTGTTGCCCTCATCGAGCAAATTGAGGCGGGACAGAAGTTCGTATCTATGGAAGTGCTATTTACTGACTTTGACTATGCTGTTATTACCCCAGATGGTAAACATAGTACTAAAGCACGTGACGAGAGTACAGCCTTTTTAACCAAGCATTTATGTGCTTATGGTGGAACTGGTGAGTACGACGGCTATAAAGTTGGTAGACTTTTAAAAAACCTGACGTTCTGTGGCAAAGGATATGTTGGCAAGCCAGCTAACCCTGAAAGTGTCATCTTCTCTGCTGGAACCGATTTTACGTTTACGTCAGCATCTGAGAAACTAGAGGTTTCTGAAGAAGCTGGTGTATCTAATCATATAGAGGAAGACGTTTCCTCTGACATTAATTTTCATAAAGAGGAAAATAATATGAGTGAACAACTATTCAAAGACCAAGCGACCAAGGCAGAAGCTGAAGTTGTTGATCTTAAAAAACAGTTAGTAGAAGCTAATAAAAAAGTAGCTGATGCTGATGTTGCTCAATATACCTCCCAGATTGAAGAACTTAATACTCAACGCAATGCTGTGAGTGCTAGACTGGAAACAGCTAATACTGAGCTTGAGCAAAAAAGTACTGAGTTAGATAAAGTTAAAGCAGAATTAGAATCTGAAAAGACTGCTAAAGCTGAACTCGAAACCAAGATGGAAGAAATCAAAGCCGCAGAGACGACAGCTAATCGTGTCTCTACTTTGGTAGATGGTGGTATTGAAAAAGAAAGTGCGACTGAAACAGTTGCTACTTTTACTAACCTAGATGAAGAACAATTTACTGTTGTAGCTACAGAACTTATCAAAGCTTCTAAAGTCCAAACTTCTGCTGTCTTCCCCCCTAAGAAGGACGAAGACAAAGAAGAAGACAAGGACAAAAAGCAGAAGAAGGACAAAGAAAAGGCTTCTGACGAAACTGACGACAACGAGGACAATGCTGACGCAACGATTCTCGACGAAGCAGTAGAGAACAAAGCAGACACTTCTTTGGCTAACGATGATACTAAGGCAACAGAAGATGACGATACAAGCGAAAACTTAAGTAAAGTTATCGCGTCGTTTTTACGTGGTGGGAAAACCACCGATGAAGGAGATAAATAATCATGGCTCTTAAACCTGATCGCAAATATCATATTGGCACAGACATCAGCTATTTCATGAACGAAACCGCCGAAAAGGGTGAAGTTCTTGTTTTTAGTACTGGTGGTTCTGGTGCTGCTATGGATGATGCTAATGCTGTAGTTACTAGTCCAACTACACCATCTGGTAAATACCTCGCTGGTGTTCTGTTGACTGATGTGGTCAATATTGACCTCACTCGTCAGCACATCAACTGGCATAAAGACGAAGTACAACTTGGTGGCAAAGTCACCTTACTCCGTCAGGGTGAAATCACCACTAACGTTATCGATACTGGCGTAACACCTGAAATTGGCGAACCAGCTT